TTGATTCTATGACCCAAGCTGTGTTAAGATATCGACAAGGTGGATTTGTTTCAACGTACTCGGACGATTGGGATGACCCGCCAATGAAATTAGAAAAAGAGTATAAATATTATTAGGATTTATTATGGATTATAAAAAAGTTGATAGAATTGCAGACAGAATTAAAAACCCTGTGAAATCAAAAGAAGATAAATTAATTAAAGTTTATAAAAAAAATTCTAACCAAGCGATTTTTGAAAAAAAATCTAAAGTTGCTAAAAATCCTGGAGACTATACTCCAGTAGAGGGTAACATTGAAAAAATGTTGAAAATTTCTGACGCAAGAAAAAGAAAAGGCGGCCTAACAGGTGGTCAAAAAAATTTAGACAAAAATAAAAACAACAAAATTGATGCACAAGATTTTAAAATATTAAAAGCAGAAAAAGCAAAAGGTAGAGGCATGGGTCTTCAAGATGAATCTATTAAACCTGGTAAAGTTATGAAAGCTTCTAAAGGCGGAGAATCTAAAGATGAAAAATTAAGAAAAGCATTTCCGAGAAAATCTCCTGAATCAAGAGCTAAGATTGAAACAATGCTTGGTAGTAAAAATACTCCTATGAAAAAAGAAAGATTGTTTGAAGGAGACAAAGCAAGAAGAAGAGAAGCATTTAAAAAAATTATTAAGAATGTTAGAAAAGCAATTCCAGGTGTTGGAATGTTAGATGTTAAAGTTACAAAAAAATCTAAAGGCGGTGGCGCTGATACAGGAAGAATGGGTGAGCTTAAAAGCAAACTAGCTGTTGCTATGGATAGAGCTAAAAAAGGTATGGGTTCTAGACCTGGATCTGGTGGAAGATTATCTAAAGAGGATATTAAAAAAGCAACTGATATTTTAAAAAATAAAAAAACTAAATCAGGTTCTTCAGTAAAAGATATATTTAAAAGTTATGGTAAGTATGATGGTAAACCAATTGAATTGAGTAAAGGTGGTGGCGCTGACATGGGTACAAAAATGTCTGACAAAAGAAGAAAAAAATTAAAAGACATTTTATCAAGATTAACAGCTCCAAGAACAATTAACATTAAACCAGAATTTAAATCAGGTACTTCTAATCCTATGCAAAGAGAGAGAAAAAGAGAAGGTTACAGAGCTAAAGTTGAAAAAGCAGGCGGTAAAGTAATGTTTGGTGATGAAAGAGGAATGAAAAAGTTTAAAAATTTTATGGGTGGTGGAATGATGAACAAACCTATGGGTTACAAAAAAGGTGCATCAATCATGGCTCGTGGTTGTAAGCTTGGCAGAAAAAAAGCTACTAAACTTTATTAGTTGATATTCAGCCATGATAAGGCTAAAAGGATTAAAAATTTATGGCTGTTGAAAAAAACGAAATACCTGAAATACCTGAAATAACTGAAGAAGAAAAAGTTGAACTTGACCAAGGTCAACCAATCGTTGATGAAGAAGTTTCAGAAGTAACTGTTGAAGGTGAAGAACCTGTTGAGGAAGAAAGACCTCAAGATGATTTCAATGCAAACTTAGCCGAGTTCATGGATGAACGAACACTTGGCCGTATGGCATCAGAACTTATTCAAGAATATAAAAAAGATAAAGAATCAAGAAAAGATTGGGAAGATGCTTACATCAAAGGTCTAGATCTTCTTGGAACAAAATTTAGAGAAGTAACAAAACCATTTAAAGGAGCTTCCAATGTCACCCATCCGTTGCTCGCGGAATCTGTTACACAATTCCAAGCACAAGCTTATAAAGAATTAGTACCCAGCGATGGCCCGGTAAGAACTCAAATTGTTGGATTACAAACTCCACCAATTGAACAACAAGCACAACGTGTAAAAGAATATATGAATTACATGTTGATGGAAAAAATGGAAGAGTACACAACCGACATGGATCAGATGTTATTTTATTTACCATTGTCCGGTAGCACTTTTAAAAAAGTCTATTACGACTCTCTGATTAAAAGACCTGTATCTAAATTTATTCCTGCAGAAGATATCGTGGTCCCATATTACGCGTCCGATTTAAAAGATACCGATAGAATTACTCACGTACAACGGATGACGGAAAACGAAGTCCTAAAACAAATGGCAGCAGGATTCTATAGAGAAGTAGAACTGGCTACATCAGAAGAGAACACGGACAACGTGCAAAAGAAAATAGATGAGCTAGAAGGAATTAAAAGAACAGGGGATGATGCATTAAATACAATTTTAGAAATGCATGTTGATTTACATTTAGATGATTATGAGAAATTTGATTCACGTGCAAAGAATATAAAAATTCCTTATGTGGTTACTATTGATGAGGGCAGTGGTGAAATATTATCGATTTATAGAAACTATAGACCGGATGATCCAACGTATCAAAGAATAGAATACTTTGCTCATTACAAATTTTTACCAGGATTAGGTTTTTATGGTTTTGGTTTAACGCATATGATTGGTGGTTTATCACAAGCGGCTACACAATCACTAAGACAATTGATTGATGCAGGAACTTTAAAAAATTTACCAGCAGGATTTAAATCACGTGGGATTAGAGTTAGAGATGACGACCAACCAATTCAACCTGGAGAGTTCAGAGATGTCGATGCACCGGGTGGAAATATTAGAGAACAGTTTTTTAATCTACCATTTACAGAACCATCAACAACCTTATTTAATCTTTTAGGATTTTTAGTACAAGCAGGACAAAAATTTGCAGCGATAACAGATAACAATATTGGAAATGATGCTCAGAACAGAGCGGTTGGTACAACGGTTGCAATGATGGAACGAGGTTCGCGTGTAATGAGTGGTGTTCATAAAAGATGTTACTACGCAATGAAGATGGAATTTAAAATTTTAGCTAGAATTATGGCTGAATCTTTACCACCAGAATATCCTTATGACGTTTACGGTGGTCCAAGATTAATTAAATCACAAGATTTTGACAACAGAGTAGATATTTTACCGGTTGCAGATCCAAATATTATGTCTATGGCACAAAGAGTAATGCTTGCACAGACACAATTACAAATAGCATCGTCCAATCCAATGCTTCACAACATTCATGAGGCGTACAGAAGAGTGTACGAAGCTCTTGGTACGAAACAAATTGATGCTTTATTAAAACCACCGCCTCCAAGACCAGAGCCAATGGACCCTGCAAAAGAAAATGCACGTTCTTTACAGATGAAATTGTTAACTGCGTTTGAATTCCAAGACCATGATGCTCACATTGCAGCGCATATGGCGTTCATGCAATCAAGAATGGTACAAATTAATCCTCAGGTGTATGCATTATTACAATCACACATCTCAGATCACGTTTCATTCAAAGCAAAAATAGAAGTTTCAGAGCAAATAATGCAAGATCCTAACATGATTCAATTACAACAGGCCGACCCACAACAATTTCAAATACAATTTGACAAAGCAGTTGCAACTGCAGTCGCAGAAATCACTGAACAATTAGTTAGAGGTGAGATGCAACAGCAAGCAGGCAAACAAGATCCGTTAGTCAGATTAAAACAACAAGAAATTGATCTAAGAGCGATGGATTTACAGCGGAAAGAGAAAGAAGCGATGATGAAAGCTGAAATGGATGCAATACAAGAGGCTGCTAAACTCGATTATCAGTATGATAAGCTTTCAGAACAATCACAACAATCAGAAAATAGGTTAGACATTGCAAGACAGAAGCTTGAACAGAAAAAATAAGGGGAAAGGATTGAGCGGAGGTGTAAAATATGGTCCTCCACCTAAAAAAGGGCCTAATCCACAAGGGATAAAACTCAATCGTGCTAAAAAACTCTTACGACAAGCTCTCAAAAAAAAATAAAATTATTTGGTTATCAGGATTATTCGATGGTGAAGGTAGTTTTGGTATTTGGTCTAAAGGTATAGGCAAAAAAAAGGCATTTTCAGCAACAATTGAAATGGGTGATGAAGATATCATCAAAAGATTTCAAGATATGTTTGGTGGTGCTGTTTGGAAGACCAAGAAAAAGCAAGAAAGATTTAGACAACTATGGCGATGGCGTTGTG